ACTCATACTCTAAAACTGGAAAGAACAGCCGTTGATAGTTGGAACGAAGGATATACTGAAATTACCTTCCACCAACCCAAGAAACCACCCATACCAGAGGATGCTTGTATTTTAGCAGACTATATGCTGATGGCAGACTATGTAAAAAATACAACAGCTTCAACACAAGTTATTAAATACATATCTAAGGGTGTACGCAGAAATAGTGTTTCAAGAGATGTATGGGCAAACAAAACAGCTAATGGTTGGAGTTTGGCTCATGCAGAACCATATAATGCTACAGGATATGAACTAGCATTAGATACTACTTCTGGTGCGGCAGACCGACTGCAAGTACATTTGCCATCATTTGCAACACAAATTGAGTCTATTGGTTATGATGATAGAAGGCAAATTTATGTTGATGGTGGGAGTGCTGAAGCACAAACAATGACAGGATCAAGTTATGATGCACAAACAATGATGAATAATGCAAAGGTTCTAGGAACTTATACATTTAAATCTCATAGTAAATTAAATACTACTGGTTCTTCAAGTGCCATAGATGTTGTTACTCCAATCCACACTTCATCACATTATCAGCCTTTTGAAACGCCCTACCTACATGAGCTAGTAGGAGGCGACAGGAATATGGAACAAACTAATCTGATTGTAACTCCTGACGGCAAGAGCTGGGATGAGGTAACTAGGAAAACGGATTATCTTGGTGCAACTGCGTCATTTGCTATTGGTCATCCAGACGCAGGGAATAATACTGGTATAACGACTTCCTCTGGTGCATCTGGTTCTCTACTTTCTCTTTTTACTAATCGAAGGGGTGTAGTACACGCAGAACATAACCATAATAAAGGTATTATTATGGCATATGATCGTTGGATGGTTAAAGAAGATGGATGGTATCGTGTTTCAATGCAAATGAGAACCCTTTCTGGTACTGAAATGGCAGTAGCTGTGTATAAAAATGATATTGTAGAAAAATATTATTTTGTATTAGGAAACAATAATGATCATAGTGGTATGAATTGGTCACATCCTTTTTATATGAAAATAGGTGAAACTTGGAATGTGCGAATTGTTGGTGGAACTTTTAGAAACCAGTATGACAATTATTCTTCTTTAAGTTGTGTAAAAGTTGAAAGGTCTTAAAATGTTTATATCACATAAATCAAATAATATTAAAATAATTCAAGATAGAGAATCAGAATGTTTACGTTTATCAAAAGGAATGACATTATCTGAATATTGGACTTGGATTGAGACAATTACTGATGCTGATGGTGTAGTCACATATCCGTCTGAGGATTTTACAATAGTTGAATGTACTGATGAAAACGTACAGGAAAGACTTATTCAGTTAAGTGATTATCAAGCAGAAGGAATCTACAACATCAAATACTATGCTAGTAAAAGAGATGCAGAAGAAATACTAGATTCAGAAGGTAAAAGTCACTCCCCAAAGCAGTATGTTCAAAGCCACTTTGTAGGTGATGATACAGCTAAAGACAAAAGAATACTAGACCAAAAATGGGCAGACATTAGAACAAAAAGAAACAGATTACTCACAGAATCAGATTGGGTAGTAGTGAAAGCAAAGGAAGAACATCCTAATGCAAGTATTCCTTCAGATTGGGTAGACTACAGAACGGAACTCAGAGATATTACAAAGCAGTCAGATCCAGATGATATAACATGGCCAACTAAACCTTCATAGGATAAATATAAGTAAAAAACAATTATGGCTTTTTCAAAAATAACAACTAGAGGAATGTCGGGTGATACCCTAGAGGCAGGAGATATTGCAGCTAATGCAATCGGTGCTTCTGAACTTGCAGATAATGCAGTAGACACCGCTGCGATTGCTGACTTATCAGTTACAAATGCAAAACTTCCATCTAATATTATTCCAGTTAAACCTCATATTCAATATGGAATCTTACAACCAGCTGTTGCAGGAAAACTTTTGGATGGAACTACGAGTCATTCTGGTAACTATGGAACTGCACAAAGTGACGGCCACAGTTATTACTACACAGACATCAAGGGAAGTAAGCCGATAAAAGACCCTAGAATTGGTGGTCATTTTGGTAGCCAGAGGCATAAAACAAAATCATTACAATTACTGGAACAAGAGACTGCAACAGAAGGAAAAAATATTTATTCAATAGATGGTAGAGAATGGATGAGGGCATATTCAACTGGTGGAGGAATTGCTTCAAGAAATTGGTCAACAGGACATTTACTAGAATGGTCAACAGATTGTACTGGTTGCTATATTGAAATTGTAGGTTATTTTAATGATATTAATTTTATAGTTAATACTGATACTAATAAGTGTGATGATATTGATGTCACAGTTAATGGAACATTATCTGTAGATGGATCGACTACATTAGGTGGGGATGCTTCTATAGCGTCTCCATTACAAGGTCGTTATGTTGATGGAATTTCCGTAATAAATGGAGGCTCTACATTATCAGCATCATTAGGAACTACTCCTGCAATTAATACAGTTAAGTATGAAGCAAAAACTGGTTCTGGTGAATATATTGCAATCGGAGGCATAGAACTAATTGCCCAAGATACCACATCAACTGCAAACCGATCCAAAATACAGATTCCCTCACAGAATGTAGTAAGTTACGGAAAGAAGTTTACTGTAAGTGGAACACCACACTATGATCCTTTCAATGGGTTTGTCAATGATACTACTCTCTTTTCCTCAGTAGTAGACACAGCAACCTCACTAGGATTAGGTACAGCAACAACGTGGGGAGCGCCTTGGGACAAGGGAGGTAATGATCACATAAGACCTTTTAATGGAGGAAGAGTAGTTAAGTGGGTAGATAGTTCTGGTAATATAAAAACTTCTGTAACAATGATGCCAGCAAATGCTCAAAATATAGGTAGCAATGATGCTGATGGATCAGCAGGAACAGCATCAAATGAAATTACTACTGCAAGTGCAACTAATTCTCACACACTAAACTTTAGTGATGATGTAGTAGATCATTCACTTTCTGAAGTTGCCAAGACTTTCCATTGGAGAGAGTTTGGTAATGGTGCAGCTAATGCTGGAACAGGAGGAAGTTGGGCAGATTGTAGTATGTTGTCAGATACAGATGATGCAATTGCATTTGTTATGGATGATGGACTTACTTCTTTTTCTCATAGTTTTGCAGATAAACATGGAGGAGGCTTTGAAGCATGGACAATATCTACTAATAGTAACAATGCTTATTATACATTTATTGGAACTGGTATAGCATTAAAACAAATTAATACAAATACCTTAACATGGAATTGGGATATTTATATTGATGGTATTCTTGTACTAGATGGACAAGACCTAAATGGGGTTGGGTGGAAAACATTAGCACAGAATTTACCTTATGGTACTCATGTTGTTAGATTCCATATGCACGAAGGGTCAAGTGCTCAAGTAGCCGCATGGAGTGAAATGTCTATATTTCAACCCAAGAAACCACCAATCCCAGAGGATGCAGTAGTGCTGGCAGACTATATGCTGATGGCAGATTTTGTTGCTCAGACTGGTCATGGTAAAGAAAAATTAAGCAAAGGTACACGATGCAACTGGGCTTCAAGAGACTTCTTTTATAATTCTGGTACTGCTTTTACTTTGGAAGGGCCACACACAAGCATAGCTAGTGGATTGAGAGCATACAATAATAATAATGCAAAACAAATTGATCTTCCTACTTTTGGTCATGGTTTTGTAGCAAGATTTCTAGCCAATACTGATAGAAGTTCTAACACAACGTATAAAGTAAATGATGATGTTTACGATGCTAGTTTTAATGCTTCTGGAACTTATACTGCTGGTAATAGAATAGGAACAACTTCACCTAATGCTTGGGACACTTCTGCTAATGATGGAACAGTTTCTTTTGACCATAATGGCAATGGTACTGATGCTGTGGAATTTGCTGGAATAAAAAATCTTGAATTAGGTGTAAATAAAATAACTTTTGATGATGATACTACTGATTATATAACTTTTGATGGTGTAGAAGTAGTAACTCCAATCCATACATCACACCACTACCAATCCTTTGAAACGCCCTACCTACATGAGCTAGTAGGAGGCGACAGGAATATGGAACAAACTAATCTTATAGTTACTGCTG